CTATCTGGATCTACTCATGCCAGTAAGTGCCAAGGTCAGCCCTAATGACCTGTTTGTAAAAGACAAGTATGTATCAGAAGAACTGCGTAACCTGGCCAAGGAACTGGGTGTGCTCATGGTCACGGCTAGCCAGTTGAATCGATCGGCAGTGGAAGAGATTGAGTTTGATCACAGCCATATTTCTGGTGGTATTTCCAAGATCAACACAGCAGACAATGTGTTTGGCATCTTCACAAGCAGAGCCATGCGTGAGCGTGGACGCTATCAGATCCAGTGTATGAAATCTCGGAGTTCCACAGGCGTTGGGCAAAAGATCGATCTTGAATACAATATCGAGACCATGCGTATCACGGATGCAGGAGAAGAACAACCGCAGGCAGCATCAGGTTTTGCTAAATCCACTATATATGAAAGTATCAAGGCCAAAAGCCGCGTGGCAGATTCTACTGACAACGAGGATACCGGCAAAGTCACAGCAGAAGTACAAAGCAACAAACTTAAACAACTGCTGGGACAGATCAAACAATCATGAATTCCATAAGAAAGTACAGCAGTCGTGACCGTTGATTTTTTTAACACATGGAGAGACATACAAATAAAAAGTTTTCAAGACTTACAACATCATGAAGTAATCTTGGAGCAAGAATCCGTGATGCTTGAATTCGTCAAACTGTTTCCGCATGCGAGGTGGAAATGGCAGGCACCCAAAAACAACTTTTATGAAATCTGTAAAAAACACATCAACATAGTAGAACAGGGCCATGATTCGATAGTCATATATGGTGAAGTCATAAGCAACATGGATACCGCCAAACTTTGCGATACGATTAAGAAGTTGATATCCGATGTTGATCGCGCTTATGTGGCTGTCAATAGATATCTGATACAAAAAAATACCTCAGGTATAGAATTGCCAGATTCTATAGAAGAATCTTTAGATGCCTTGGTTGGATCATGTCATGGCAAATTTAAACGGCTGACGAGATTCGATCATGTGGATGGTAATCACATGGTATTTTCACATCCCATGGACTGTTACGGTTTATGCAAGTAATTTCAGGCTATGATAGGTCTTATTCTATCAGATTCGTCCAAAGATTAAGGCTATATCACTTATCCAGACCATCTGTCAGGAAATGGCGAGATTGTCGGCACGGTAAAAAATATGAGACCGACACTTTCGACCGTTGGGTGTTAGATAAGTTAAAACCCAAAAAACTCACGGCGGTAGACTGCGCCGGGTGGTATTTTAATGATCTTGGCATCCCCACTAATTGCATTGAAAGCGACGAAATCGCAAAGTATTATCATGTAGATTGCAAGATCGAACCAGATTTGTTCACCCATCGACCAACCTACATAGATAGCGATAGCCAGATATTGTTCAAGAATCCTTGGTTTTTAAGGTATGCCAGGTTGGAAGATTTCCAGTTTTTCTTAGATGTTTGGGCAACTTCTGACATTGTGTTGAACTTTGATCCTAAATATGTGCAACACAATCATCTGAAATATAGATTGATTGATATCGTTAACCCAACGAAGAATCTAGCGATTCAAGAGATAGATAAAAATTTATGGCTGTTACAGAAATCAAAACTTGCCTGTTGATGCGGAACGGAGTATCTGTCTTAGGACCTAAGATTGGAACGTGTTGTTACAATAGGCAAGATCCCAGGCTAAACCATGACTACAACATAGATCCAGTGCATTGCAAGGCCTGTATTGATCAAGAAGCCAACAATATCTTTTCATATCGTCAAGGCGTAAATCAAAAGTATGGGTCGGATTTTGTTCCTGGAAAGATCATCGTCCTTGATCTTACTCCCAACATCACCTGCAATCTTGCCTGTAAAATTTGCAATGAGAATGCGAGCTCTACCTGGAGCAAAATCAAACAAATTAAATTCGACAGGAAAAACAACATCGGGTTTGATAATTTTGTAGAAAATCTGTCTAAATTTGATCTTAGTGATCTCAGAGAAATCAACTTTTCCGGGGGCGAACCTTGGTTACGCAACAACATCCAAAGATACCTTGAAAGGTTGGAACACAGGGTAGATTTTGGAAAAGTAATTCTAAGATTCAGCACAAATGGCACTGTAAAATTAAACAAAACACTGTCGGATTTTTTTTGCAGGTTTCATATGGTCGTGGCAAGATTCAGTCTTGATGACATAGGACCATGGCATGAGTATCAGAGACACCCAAGCCAATGGGCTCAATGGCTTAAGATCTGGTCTGATTTTGTAGACAATCACCCACACAATGTTATTTTTGCCATCAACCGCACAGTGGGAATATTAAACATATCTCGACTAGATCGTCTGGATACCTGGATCCAGGATTACAAATTTTCTCGCTTTGGAGATCCGGTGGAACTGATAGATCATTTTGTCTATGGGCCTTATAGTCTTGACAATCTAACCAGTGGACTCAAAGATTATATTTTAGAATCTCAAGGACTTTCGAGTCGGGCCTGGGCTTATGTAAAAAATCGTCCCACCGTGGAAAATAATTTTGCTCTAAGATCTCACATACTGGCTCAGGATTCTTTGCATGGCACTGATTTAGCCCGCCTTGACCCGGGCCTTTATTCTGCTATCTTTTCATGAAAAAATTATTGGTACACCGCGAAGGCCAGTCTGGACGCTTTTTCCTAACACTGCTAGAAAATCTTCCGCTTGATGCCATCAGTTTCAGGATATCAGATCATTATCAATCTAAGGTGCACAAGTTATGCATCACACACGAAATAGATTTTGAAAAACATTCGAAACAATATGATCTGGTGCTCAGGATATTGCCAACCAAAAAAATTTATCCAGTGGTCTACAACAATTTCATGAAAAAATTGATTGTCGAGCAGGGCACTTTAGATTATAACAATTGGCGGGATCATCTTGTCGCCTGGTATGATATTTGTTACTATAATATTACTGAATACTATCAATTGATCGAGCAAGATATCGCAGAAAATCAATACAAGGAAATCATCGATTTTGATCGATTGCTAGATGACGATTACATGGATCACACACTGCAGAAATATTTTTCTCAAGGCCTTGATGATAATAGAAAAAGTTTGTTGGACAAATACAGGAGTTTACAAATAAAAATCAAACTCGACGGTCCTGAAAAAAACATGGCAGATATAGTCGGACCCTTGGACTCCAGTGTTTTTGAAAACAATCCTTGGTTTTTTTCCTATTGTATACATCGTTACGAAAAAAACAATGGTTTCCAAGAGCGTGACAGGATATGGAGCATAAATGACATTACGACTCCTCAAACCAAGGAAAATCTCTTGGAGATCGCTCAATGCTATCAAAAATACAATTAAAGTTTTTAAAATAAATACTTTGAGACTCTGACAAAACATGCAAAAAAAGACCCGCAGCATATTAGAAGAACTAGATGCGATATACGTGGAACGCCATGAAGATCGTGATCGCCGTTATATCATCGAAAGCCGGGCAAGCAACGTGATAGCCAGTGCTGTGCGATTGGTGGAGCAGATCGAGGCAGCATATCCTGCTGACCAAGCAGAGAATCTAGTGCGTAAACTGCTCAACGCCATACGCACCAAGGACGCGGCCAAATTCGCCCGCACAGTGAGACGAACCGATGCAGATCTATGAAATAACACGCCAACGCCTGGATGAAGTGGGCCTGATGACACGTCTAGGTGCGGCCTTGGGCAATCAACAGGCCCAGGTGGCCACCAGCACCGCGGCCTTGAGCCAGGCTGCTCTCAAGCAATGGAACAACAAAGTGCTGCAACTGCAGCAGGCAAACCAAGGCATGCCCATCAGCGATCAGGAATATGACACCAATCTCGAAGACTTTGTGGATCGTGTTATGCTGCAAGGACGTCTTGACAGCCTGGATCAGACCAGTCTCACCCGCCTGACACCAGCCATGGATGCTGTGATCAAGGCCCGCAATGATCCCAAACTGCTGCCCGCAGCCTTTGAAAAGATGGTGGCCGCAGTCAACGTGGCCCGCCAAGATCCCGCCAAGGCCACGCAGGCACCACAGTATAATCCCCAGCAGACCGCAGCCACGGTGAAACAGGTGTTAGCGAGTGCTAATGTCAACACACAGGCCGTGGCCGCTGCTTTGCAACAGGCCGCAGGCGGAACATTGACTGCTACCAAACAGCCCAATCCCATGGTCAATAGCCTGCTCAATGCCCTGGGCGTGGCAACAAAATGATCGTAAACGAAGGCGGCAACATCTTCAAAGATGCCGACGGTGTGCCTGTCACACAGCGTATCGCTCAAACTGACATCAAGCCTACCCTGGTATGGTTGGAACACATGCTGCCTGGCTTGGATCTCCGCAACAACATGCTGGGGTCCACAGGACTCAAGCCCACTTCCGGCGACATTGACATTGCCGTGGATGCCAATGCCGTGACCAAGGAACAACTGGTCAAGAGGCTCACAGACTGGGCTGTGGCCAACAAGTTTGATCCTCGAGACTGGGTGCGGAAATCGGGTGTGGCAGTGCATTTCAAAACGCCCATCGTGGGCATACCCGAGCGTGGTTATGTGCAGACCGACTTCATGTTCCTCAGCAAGCCCGAGTTCTCAAAATTCATACTGCGTCAGGACCCTAACAGCGAATACAAAGGTGCCACCCGCAACGTGCTGTTGAACTCCTTGGCCAAGAGCATGGGCTACAAGCTCAATCAAAATGATGGTATCATGGATCGAGCCACCAATGAACTGATCACAGATGATCCTGACCGCATCGCCCAGATGTTACTGAACCCCCGGGCTACTCGCGACGATCTTGGATCAGTGGAAAAGATCCTGGCACAATTGAAAACAGATCCCAAAAAGGATGCCAAACTGGCCGACTTCCGTGATCACATGCAGCGTGCGGGCACACCGCTAGACGAAAACATTGGCTACAACGAAGTGAACTGGATGGCCCGACTGCGAGATCGCATCATGGTACAGGGCATGCAGGTCATTACCGAAGGGGTGCGTATCGAGCATCCTGAAGACCGAGTCTTGGATGCCGGCAGCCGAGGACTGACACAAGCTCTGCAGGGCATCTTGGCAGCGGCCCGGCAGCCCGAGACCACCACGGTGAAATGGGACGGCAAACCTGCCATCATATTTGGCCGCAAGCCCTCAGGCGAATTCGTGCTTACAGACAAGTCAGGCTTCTTGGCCAAGGGCTATGATGGCCTGGCCACATCACCGGAGCAGATCGAACAGATCATGGCCGCCCGCGGTGGTGAACGCGGTGAACTAGTGGCCATCTACAAAAAACTGTTCCCCATGCTGAGACGCACAGTGCCCCAGGACTTCCGTGGTTATGTGCAGGGAGATCTCCTGTATGCTGCCCGGCCACCAGCAGTGCAAGGTGCCTATGAGTTCCAACCCAACACAGTGAAATACCGCGTGCCCGTGAGCAGCGAACTGGGCCAGAAGATCGGTGACAGTGAAGTTGGTGTGGTGGTGCACACACAGTTGGCAGCACCTGGTGCCGCGGCACAGCCCATTACCGCCACGGATCTTGTGCCGGCTCCAGGCGTGTTGATCCTGGATCCCAACCTGAGGACCTCAGGCGAAATCAA